GGCGCCCGCACGACGCGGTAAACGTGGGTGTTGCTTCCATAGGCCCGCTGCATCACTTCGATGTCGCCGCATGCCGCGAGATTGGTTATGGCGCGCTGGACGGTGCCGGAGGACGTGTCGACATCGGCCGCCAAATCCTCTCTGGAGATGCCGCTGACGATACCCTTAGCGTCGGCCCTGGCTGCCAGAGCGGCCAGCACAAGATCGTCGGGGATGGCGCGGTTCATGCATCCTCCGTGTCGTGGAGCTGGGCGCCGAGCCAGAGCAGGCCGAGGGCGATCACGCCGGCGATCGGCAGGCAGGCCATGAGGGCGGCCGCGATCATGCGTCGCCCTCCGGCAAGTTCAGCGCCGCGCGGATCTTCTCCCGGCTCGCCAACGCCGAGAGCACTTCACCGCTATCAGGGTGAGCACCAATCTGAGTAAGTATCGCCAGCTCATGCTCGACTGCCCGTAATTCGGCCTGCAGGGCGTCAATAACCCCTCGCCCGAGGCGCCTCAAAAATTCGCTTGGGCCGAAGCCCCGGCAGTTGGCATCAACGGAAAGCGGGACAATCGCCGGGAGGGATGTGGCGACGGTCCTGCAGCCGGAAAGGGTCCGGCGCCCCTTGCCCGTCGCAACGGGAAGCTCTGAATTCTGGCCGGCTGGCCCAGATGCGGCGGAGAGCCAGCCGGCCGTTATGCGGCGTGTCGTGGCGCCGCAATGCTGTGGTGCCAGGGCGTGCGGGCGCATTAGGCTGCGCCTTCCGAGGCAAACCAGTCGTTCGGCGTGACCTTCTGGTTGGTCGCCTCGCGTATACGCGCCATCAGGTCTTTCGACGGCCAGCTCAGGTTCCGGCGGAGCCGGTTGACCTGCGGCTGCGATATGCCGACCAGTGCGGCGAACCGGACCTCGGTCATCCCGGTGGCCTTTGCGGCCGTGAGCCATTCGTCGAGCGTCATGCCGACCAATATGCACACGTTACATATGCGCGTCAAGCCTGAAAATGCACCCGGCGCCGTCGCGACTCCTGCGGGGCGACTGGTAGTCTCGCCCAATGGCAAAGATCACCCAGCGGCTGGATACGATCAGGACTTTCTTGAGCGGGCAGCTTGGGCTTACAGGTGCGAGCCGCAAGACCTGATCATGCGCAACCCGCTGGACGACGACGCAACGTGGTCCATCACGGACAGCATCCGAAGCGCCACGCCTGAAGAGCGCGCGACGATCGCCAACGTCATCGCCGCCCTCGTCCGCAAGGCCGGCTAGACTCCCGTACGCGCACATTTTAGGTACTGGGTACATTTTGCGCTTGACAGCGCCTATGTACCGTGCGCATATGGTGTCCATACCGGCGCTGTGCCGGATGGAGGTTCCGATGAGGATAGGTTCCTGCCGCTTCTGCCGGAAGCACGTCTTCGACGACTACGCCGAGGTCGGCTTCAAGTATGGCCGACGCCACTACGCGCATTTCGAGTGCTTCCTTGACCGGCGTCCGCTCGATGAAGTCCCGGAGTGGGTTGTCCCCCACATCCCGTACCGCATCCTCAAGGAGCGGGGGATGTTAGAGGCCGCCGAGCGCATCGTGTCTGAATACGAGGCGCGGCGCGAGCGGGAGGCCGCCTGATGCTCACCCGCACCGATCCGACCTTGCCCCGCCCGTCGTGGCAAACGCAGGCCGAGATGCCAATCCTCACCGAATACGACCCGGCATCCGCCCTCATGCCGCAGTTCACGTGGTGCGCTCATCGCCCGCGCGATCTCCGCCGCACGGCACCCATCGGCTGGGGGCTGACCGAGGCGGAAGCACTCGCCGATCTGCTGATAAAGGAGGGACATCCCATCCGCACCGACTATTGGCCGAAGCCGATCCCCATGCGCCAGTACGACTGGTCCGCCGTCCGCGACGATTACGAGCCGCCGATGCCGGTCGGCTACGGGCGCACCGAGGCCGATGCCATCGCCGACCTGATCGAACAGGAGGACGTGTGATGAGCGCGTGGCGCAATCTCGACGGCCGGGATGCTCTCGCCGGCTTGGACTCGTGGATCACTCGCGAGCAGCCCTGCTGGAACCCGTGCCCGCACTGCAACGGCGAAGGCTTCGTCATCTACGACGCTGGATGGGACCGCAATACCGGCGCCCCGATGGAGGATATGGTTCCGTGCGCCTACTGCAACGGCAAGGGCGAGGTCGAGGAGCCGGTGCGCCTTGTCGAGCGCGACGACGACATGGAGCCCGACATGCTGTCCGGTCCCGTCTCGCTGTCGACCTACGTCGGCGGCGGCAAGCTGACGATTGGGTTCTTCCCGAGCGTCTGGTCTGCCCGTCACGCATCCGAGGAAGGCCCTGACGCGTGGATCGACCAGGGCGACGGCACCTACCGCAGCCGCGATGGGCGGTCGGTTATTGAGCCGGTGTCGACATGAAGCACGCTGCTTTCGTTTTGGCTGGTCTGGCATCGCTCTTGAGCGAGCAGTCTCTGGAATGGGAATACCCGCCCGCTCGGGCATTGTCCCCCGTTCAGTCTCGCCACTTCGGGCCGCGTCGGGATCGCAACAAATATACCCCGCACCAGGGCGAGCGCGAGTGCGCCCGCCGGATTCGGCAGATGGCCGCCAAGCAACTGACGGGCGCGGGCATCAACGAACCTGCCCGCGATGGGCGCAGTGTCATTCAGCCGGTGAGCACATGAGCGAGACCAAATTCATCCCGGGACCGTGGGCGGTTGATCCTGACGATCGCCCTGGCATGGAGCACAACAACTTCGTCGTGCTCGCGGACGCGCCGCACATGCGCATCTGCTTTATGGCCCACAATGGGCCGAAGCATCAGGACGTGTTTGACGCAACGGCGCAACTGATCGCCGCCGCGCCTGACCTGTATGAAGCGCTGAAGCCGTTTGCGGCTGCACTAGACCGCCGCGAGAGCGACGACTGGCCGCTCATGACGATGGCAGATCTCCGCCGCGCCGCCGCCGCTCTCGCCAAAGCCGAGGGCCGCACATGATCACCGGGTTCATCTGCTTCCTGGCCGGCTGCGTCGTCACCGTGATTGTGCTCGCGTGGGTGAGCGCGAATGACGAGGACGCGCCACCACCGACGAGCCGCTCTCGATGGTCGACCGGATCGGGGTCCATCGGAAATGGATTCAGGAGGCCGGCCAGCCCGGCGAGCATTTTGACATTGCCAAGGGCAAGCGCCAGGCGGCGATCGCCGCCGGCGCCGTGCCGCGATCACCCTCAAGGAACTCGCCTGTATGTGCCGCCGTCGCGGCGCTACCGGCACTTTGGGAACCCCATCCGACTCAATCGAGTGGATGCGCCAGTTTCACCAAGACCGAACTGCCGCGAGGCTTGATCCATGAACATCCGCCTCGCCCTGCGCGCATCTCTCACCGCGCCGCCCGATGTCGTCGACATGGACGGCGCCCTCGGCGATCGCATCGCCGACCTGAACGAAATCCGCCGCACGCTGACGTGGGCCGCGGCGGCCGGCGCCGCCCCGAGCGAGGAGACAATCCGGCAGATCGAGAGCATCGGCAGCCGGCTCCTGCAGCACGCGGGCGCCTACCGCGTCGGGAGGGCACTGTGAGACGCGAGTTCCCGTCCAAGGTGAAAGCCGCCGCTTTTCTTCGCGCCGCCGGCAAGTGCGAGCGCTGCGGCTTCCGCCTGACGGTTGGCAAGGTCCGCTACGACCACGCCATTGCTGACGGCCTCACCGGCGAGCCGACGATCGAGAACTGCGCCGTGCTCTGCGTGGGCTGCCATGCCGAGAAGACGGCCCTGCAGGACGTTCCTGCCATCGCTCGCGCCAAGCGCCGCGAAGCCCGACACATCGGGGCGAAGCCCAAATCCCGCAATCCCATCCCCGGCAGCCGGAACACGAAATGGCGCCGGCGCATGGACGGAACCACAGAGAGGCGAACATGAGCCAGAACGTGCAAGTCATCAAGTCGGAAGCCGCGCCGCTCCCGCGCGACCCCGGCGCCATCATGGAAAGCGTCATCGTCAAGGGCGATCTGGCAAAACTCTCGCCGGCCGAGCGCGCCCAATACTACGCCGAGGTCTGCCGCAGTATCGGCCTCAATCCGCTGACGAAGCCATTCGAGTACATCACGCTCAACGGCAAACTGACGCTCTACGCCCTCCGCGGCTGCACTGATCAGCTCCGCAGCATCTATGGGGTGTCGGTGGACGAGCTGGCCGAGACGGAGCGCGAAGGCATCCTTGTGGTGACAGCCAAGGTGCACAACGCACAGGGCCGCACCGACATGGCGAAGGGCGTCGTGACGCTGCATGGCCTTAAGGGCGAGGCGCTGGCGAACGCCATCATGAAGGCCGAGACGAAGGCCAAGCGCCGCGCCACGCTGTCGATATGCGGGCTGGGGATGCTTGACGAGACGGAACTGGAGACGATCCCAGCCGCCGCCAGGCGCCCGCCGCCGGCCGAAGCCGCCCCCGCTGATCCGCCGCCGCACGACGCGGATACGGGCAAGATCATCGACGCGCCTGCGCTCATCACGGCCGAGCAGGTCGCCAGCCTGCAGGGCGTCGTGGACGAGATCGGAATGCCGCTGGCAACGTTCCTGACCTTCATGCGCGTCGAGCGGTTGACCGATTTGCCGGCGGATCAGTACCCGAAGGCATTGAAGGCCCTTGGCGCCACGATGGCTGCCCGCTCGCGCCGCGCTCCCGAGACAGGGGCCGCCAAATGACCGCACCCGTCGAACTGGTTCAGGGCTCGCCAGAGTGGATCAAGGCGCGCGTGGGCAGCCTCGGCGCGTCGCGGGTGCATGACGCCATCGCCCGAACCAAGTCGGGCTGGGGCGCATCCCGCGCCAACCTGATGGCCGAGCTTGTCGCCGAGCGGCTGACAGGCATTCCGGCCGAAGCCTATGTCAACGCCGCGATGGCATGGGGCACGGCCACCGAGCCGGAGGCGCGGGACATCTATGCGCTCGTCAACGGCGTCGAGGTCCGCGAGGTTGGGCTGGTCCCTCACCCGAAGCTCCTCGGCACGCACGCCTCGCCGGATGGGCTGGTTGGCGATGACGGTCTGGTCGAGATCAAGTGCCCAGGCACGGCCACGCATCTGGACTTCCTACTTGGCGGCGGCATCCCGGCCAAGTACCTGACGCAGATGCGCTGGCAGATGGCCTGCACCGGCCGCCAGTGGTGCGACTTCGTGAGCTTCGATCCGCGGCTCCCCGAGAATGCGTGGCTGCAAATCGTGCGCGTCCATCGGCAGCCAAAGGAGATTGGCGCGCTTGAGGTCGACGTGGCGGAGTTTCTGGCCGAACTCGAAACGCTGGTCGAGAAGGTCCGCGCCCACGGTGCACCGACCCCGGTATTCGAGCCCGACTTTTCCGGCTCTCTGCTCATGGCCGGCTGATGGACACCATCATCACCCGCTGGACCGGGGAGGCTTTCGCGCCTCTGCCGCACTTCCGCAAGCGCTGCGATATGGATCTCGTCATCGGCGAGGTCTACCGCCTCACCATCCAAGAGGAGCGCTCGGACGTCTCGCATCGGCACTACTTCGCCGCGGTGCATGAGGCGTGGATCAATCTCCCCGAGGACCAGGCCGAGCGCTGGCCTTCCTCCGAGCATTTGCGGAAATGGTGCCTGATCCGGGCCGGCTATTCCGACCAGCGCCAGATTGTGTGCGCGTCGAAGGCCGAGGCGCAGCGCGTGCGGGCATTCATCGCACCCATGGACGACTATGCGATCGTCACCGCGCAAGAGGCCGTGGTGACGGTGTTCACGGCCAAGAGCCAGAGCACGAAGGCGATGGGCCGGAAGGAGTTTCAGGAGAGCAAGCAGCGCGTCCTGGACATGCTCGCCGAGATGATTGGCGTGCGGCCCGCGGAACTGGAAAAGGCGGAGGCAGCATGACCACTTGCGGCGCGATATTCGGGCCGGATGGGGACATCCGGATCATCGCTACATCGGAAGAGGATGCGTGGAACCATTTGCTAGGGCGTCCGACCATGGCTGAAATCAAATTGTACAAGTCTGCCGGCTACCGCTTCGCCCTCGTCACCGTCACCGAGCAGTCCACCGGCCCATCCCCTCCCCCTCCGGGGACACGGTTTGACGAGGAGGGAGTGCCAATGGAGGGGAAGACGTGAGCGAGTGGCAGCCGATCGAGACTGCGCCGAAGGACGGTCGAACGCGGGTGATCTGGTGGATAGATTTCAAGGACACCACTACGAAACCTCGCGCTTTTATTGGGTACTGGAAAAAGGACGTGAAAGGGTTTTGCGTCACTGACGGCGACAACGCATGGCATGAGCGCGGTGCGGTTGCTTGGATGTCGCTCCCATCCCCGCCCAAGCCGGAGGGCAAGCCATGACCGACCTCACCGCACTGCTGGAACGTGTGCGCGCGGCGACGGGGCCGGACATTGCACTGAGCGGGCAAATACTGTGCGCTCTGAATGGGACGCGGCTCCTCTCGGCAGAATTCTTCTATACCGGCCACATCAAAGTTGCCGCCGAGAAAGACGGAGAGCGCTGGGAATCGACCTTCGCCGATCCTCTCGTTTCCATCGACGCCGCTCTGGCGCTGGTCGAGCGAACGCTGCCGGGACTGGAGATCAGCCTGACGCGCTATGGCGGCGCGTGGGACGCGGAATTTGCTCGGCTAGACGAGCCTGACATGGACGGCACCAGCGGCCCCGAACCGTCGCCAACGCCCGCGCTGGCTCTGCTGCGGGCGCTTCTCTCCGCACTGATCGAAAAGGACAAGACCCCATGATTGCACAGGACCAGTTGAAATCCATCGTGGAGCGAATCGAACGTCTCGAAGGAGAGAAAGCCAACCTCGCCGACGACATCAAGGAGGTCTACGCCGAGGCCAAGAGCAGCGGCTTCGACGTGCCGACAATCCGCACGCTGATCAAGCTCCGCAAGCAGGACGCGGCCGATCGGCACGCACGCCTCGCCGAGCTTGCCCTCGGTCAGCACGCGGTTGGCGCCGAGCGGGTAGCCGACCGTCCACGTGTCCTCGCCCTCGTAGAGCGCGGTCTTGAGCGGCGCCAGCCGGGCGACATTGGCGAAGACGGTGGCGTGGTCTCGAAGCTCGACGATCGCGAGATCAGCCTTGTAGCCCTGCACGAAGACGCCGCCGAAGTAGACGTGCTCGGCGATCTTGTGCAGCCGGTCGTCGAACTCCGGCACCTGGACGCTGATGTCCTTGTTGCCCATGTCCGCGATGCAGTGCGCCGCCGTGAGGATATACGTCTCGACCTTGCCGGACTTCACGTCGGCGCAGCTGAAAATGATCTGGCCGGAGCAGTTATTGTCGAGCTGCACCGTAGGCGCGAGCATCTGCGTCTGCATCTGCGCAAGTCCGGCCGGCGCGCCTGCGAGCACAGGAGTGGCAGTCGCAGCCGCGAGCGCGGCGAGCGCGAGAAGACGCATGGTCGTGTCCTGGGTTGGAGGGGGTTTAGAACTTGCGCAGTTCAGTGGAGAGCGCGTTCAGGCGCGCATCGTGGTCATCCAGCCGCTTGTCCTGTTGCTGGTTGACTCGATCCTGCTCGGCGTCCTTCTGGTCGCGTAGCCGGAGGTCTCGCGCAGCATCGGCCGCGCGGTAGCGGTCCGCCGTCGCATCGGCGATCGCCGATTCGAGAGAGGCGAACTTGTCCTCGAAGCGGGCAACGATGATCGCCGCCTTTTGCTGGTTGTCCACCAGAGTGTCGATGCGCGAGATCAGGGCGACCCCGAGATAGCCGCCGACCGGCAGCGCGATTACCGAGGCGAACAGCATCGCGAACCGCGAGATCACGGTCAGGTAGACGTTGTTGGCCACCTTCTGCACTTCTTCTGGATTTACCATGCTCAGCCCCGCTTTCTGGTGATGGCGCCTGCCACGGCGCCCAGCCCTGAGCTGACCGCGGCAAAGCCGAAGAAGAAGCCGATGATGCCAAGCTCGCTCTGGTCATAGGGCGGAGGCAGCTTCGGGATGTGCAGGAGCCAGTCGAACCAGCCGCCGACGATCAGCGGTTGGAAGGCCGTCCCCGTCGCGATGAAGAAGGTGTGCAGGGCGAAGCCGATGCCGAACAGGAAGGCGAGCGTCGCCATCCACCAAGGTAGGCCTGCCGCCGCCGCGCGAGCGTTGGCGGTATCAGCCGCCAGCGCCGTCAGGGTGTCGACCCGCTCCTTCGCGGCCGTGCGTTCCTGCTCGGTCGCGCCGTTGATGGCGTCCGCGTGCGCCTTGGTGAGCGCGTCGAGGATCTGGCCGAGCGGGCCGCCGCCAAACCAGGAGAGGATCAGGCTCAGCATGTCACCCGCCCTCCCAGTGGTTGCCGCCAATCAGCCAGTTGGCCGCGCGGATCAGGCCGAGGATGACGATCGCGGCGACGACGACGCCGAGGATGAGCCAGGCCATGGCTCAGGCCTTCGGCGTGGTGCCGTACAGGCGCCGGTTGACGTTGGTGAAGATCAGCCCGAGCACCCCAACCGCGCCCATGATCCACATGGCGGTTTTGGCATCGAGCACCGAGTTCCATCCCGACCACGCCTGCGCGTAATCGAGGATCTGGCCGACGAGAGGCACCGCGGCGACGATGGCGCCCTTGCAATAGGTGCGCCAGCCGACCGGGCCGAAGACGAGCAGTAGCACGCCGGCAAGGATGACGACGAGGAAAACAAGCAGTCCGGGCATGTCAGTGTCCTTTCCCGAAGAGGGCGGCAAAGATCGCCGCGAGGATATTGGCGAGGGCAGCAAAAAGCCCGCTCGGGGCGGGCTTGGCAGGGGCGACCGGGCCGGGGTCATCCGGTTGGCGCGGCAGGAGCTTCGGTGGCGGCTTCGGCTCGGCTGGCACGAACACCGGCTGGTCATGCGTCGGCATGGCGGCCTGCACGGTCGCCGCCGCCTCGATCGCGCGCTGAAACTGCACGGCATAGGCCGCGATCAGCGTGGCTCGGTCCGTGCCGTTGATGATGCGCCGCGCGTTCACATAGTCGCACACGTCGCCGTGGATGTAGTCGGCGAGCTTCTGGCTCGTGAACCAACCCTCGATCATGCCCGAGAACATGATCTTGACGGCGATGGCCGGCTCCATGGCGCGGTCGGGCGAGGCGACCAGATCGACGGCCACGACGGTGGACGCGCGCCGGTAGTTCGCCTGCCACGTCAACTGGACGAAGCCGCGGCCGTAGTAGGGCGCATACCGCCGAAGTTCGCCATTGACTTCGGCGATCGGCTGCATCGTTCGGGCGGTCTCGTGGAACGTCGTGGCGAGCATGTAGGCCAGCCAACGGGCATCCGGCAGCGCGCGCCGGTCCCATTCGTTGAGAATGACGTTGATGCCGTCGACCTGCGACTGGCTGAGGACTCCGCCGAACAGCGTGGTCGATGGCCGAATGCTGGCGTAGAAGGCGGCGCGGTTCATGGGCACTCCTATTCGATGCGGACGCGAGCGAGACCACGCACGCCAAGCGCGCGGGCAGCGCCAACGGAAAGGTCGAGAATGCGACCGCCGGCGAACGGGCCGCGGTCATTGATCGGGCACAGGATGCTTCGCCCCGTCGCCAGAACGGTCACGCGCACGACTGAGCCGAGGCGGCGCGTTCGATGCGCGCAGCCGATCTGCGATGGGATGAAGGACCGCCCGTCCGCGCGACGGTGGCCGCTCTCGGCTCCGTAGACGCTGGCGATGCCTTCCTCGGCGAGCGCGTGCCCGGAAAGGAAAAGGGCGGCCCACAGAGCCGCCCCCTGTAGAACGCGATGCAAGCGGGACTAGCCCGTCGTCGGAGGTGCCGGCTCGACAGCGGGCGCCGGCGCGGGCTCCGGCATCGGCGCGGCGGGCGCCTTCACCGCTTCGAGCGCGTCCGCGACGCCGGCCAGGCGCGTGATGGCGACGCCGATCTGCTCGTCCGTGGAGGGCGCCTGGAACACGGCCAGGATCTCCTGCACGTCCTTGGACACGCGATCGATCACGGCGTTGAGGTTGTCGATGGCAGACATGATTGTCTTCCTTTCGTGCTGTGCATGGAACAGGTGCTGTTCAATGCGGTGGAGAAGCTCGATCATCAGAAGTTACTCGCCGTCACCAGCCCGGTGACGTTCGGCATGTTGATGTCGGTCGTGCAGGTCAGCCGGTTGGCGATTATGCCCACGCCTGAGAGCCAGCCGGCTCCGCCAGCGTTCGTGACACAATACGGCGTCGCCGCGCCGATCTGGTTGCCGACGATGACAACGTTCGCGAATGATCCGCCGGAAGAATGGTTGAACGCGATGGCGGAGGCCGCGCTGTGTTCGATGCTGTTGCCGACGATGACCAAATCGCTGGTGGCGACACCGCTGGCGAGCTGCAACAGGTAGCCATACGTCCAGAGCAGAATCTTGTTGTTTTCGATGCGCAAGCCGCCCGATGAGCGCTGCGAAATTCCGACGCTGCCCGTGCCGCCATTGCCGACGATCAGGTTGCCGTAGATGGCGCTGTCGCCGCTATCGGGGACAATGGGGTTGGCAACGAGGATGCCGATTGCACCAGCTACGCCTCCGGCGCCAATGTTGCTGTCGTGGAAAGTCCAGTTGGCCGCATTTCCCATATTGGCGCCGACGCCGCAGCGGAGCAGGCCAACGTCGGCAATCTCTGACTTGATGTTCGTCGCCGCCGCATTGATGTTGATGCCGGTGGCATTGCTCGCGCACACGATCGTCAGATGCTCGATTAGCACCTGGTCGGCGGTCGTCACGTTCACGGCGATTGAAGCTGTCGAGACGATCTTTGTGCAGCTTGAGCCTGAGCCGCTGAACTGGATTGTGGCCGGGAGGACGATTGGCGCGCTGATGGCAGACGATCCGCACGGGGCCTTGATGGGCAGGCCGAGCCCTGTTGCGGCGGCTACGGCTGCCGACCATGCCGTCGTGTCGTCGGTCACACCGTCGAAGATCGCCCCGTAATCGACAGGGTTGACGAACGAGGCAGCACTGGCAGGCGCGCAGGCGCAGAGCGCCCACGCCAGAAAGGCGAGGAGCTTCATCAGGCTATCCTTGTGGATGGTGTCAGTAGGACGAGTAACTGATCGTGTTGCCGAAGCTGTTCACGTACTGGCCCTGCCCGCTCTGCGGGTTGTAGCTGTAGGCGTAACTGGGGCCGCCGCTCTGCGAGTTGAAGTTCGGCGAGGTCCAACCGGCGCCCGTGGCTTGGTTGAAGCCGCTCGGCGTAAAGGGCGAGTTGGAATAGCTTCCGTTGGGCGCCGTGAAGCCGTTGCCGCCGCCCCACGGGACGTTGCCACCACCGCTCCACGGCGAGTAGGGACCACCCGCGATAGGGCCGCTGTAGGGCTTGCCAGCGCCCGCGCCGCCGCCGGCAATCGCCGATCCGAGCAAGCCGCCGAGGATGCTGCCTACCGGGCCGAGGATGCTGCCGGCCGCTCGGCCGATGCCGCCGCCGACCGCCCGATTGTGCGCCAGGCCGGGAGGGCCGCCCGCGGGCTGGATCGGGGCGTAGGGTATACCGCCTGGATCTGCGCCAAAGGTCACGCCAGGGATGCCGCCAGCGGGAGTGACGGAGGCGGGAGAGCCAAAGTCGGTCGCGAAACGATGCTGGGCGCCGGCCGGGGCGGGCGCGCCGATTGGTGCGACACCAGGAGCGCCGGCAGCCCCCAGGGCCATCAGCCCGCTGGGCTCTGCCGCATTGGCTGGTGTCGCGCCGAACAGAGCTTTGGCACCCTGCCCGAGCATCGACATGACTGCCTGCGTTCCGGGTCCGCCGGGCGCGGCGTTCATGCCCTGCAGCCCCAGCCCCTTGCCTTCTCCTCGATAGCCGGGATCGTTGAAGCGAGACGGAAGGTCAGAAAATCCGGGCATACCGGCGCCGCCGGGCGTCATCATGTTGCCGCCGTACGATGGCGTCACAGTAGGTTCTGCGGGCATGCCGCCGACAGCGCCGAGGTACTGATCCACCCAACCGGGCTGAACGACCTCGCCGGATACTGCCGATTTCGGCACCTTGAGGCCTGCGATCCCGAGCGAGGGCTGCGCCCCCGTATCAATCGCGTCGCGCGCCGACATCTGCGGGATGCGGTGCATCCATGTTGGGCTCGGCTCCGTAAATCGGGGGCCAGGCTCCATTGGGTCTTGCGGCACTAGAGGGGAAGGATCAGCCCATCCGGGCATGGTGGCCGAAGCATACTGCTGACCGGGAGGCGCGTTCATGCCCTGCGGACCGGGAGGCTGATTGAACTGAACGCCGGGGCCGCCCCCGTTGAAATAGGTCTGCGGAATGCCGCCTGGCGCCCCTGCATATGCCGACGGATCAAGGCCGAGCGCGCCCCGGGCCGCATCGCCGGCCGCCGCTATGCCCCGCCCCATCATGCCGAAACCGCCGACATCGACGCCGGGCAGGCTTTGCAACGCCTGTGCGTGCTGCTGAGCCATGCCGGGAGGCTCGGGGCCGAAGCCGAGGTTGTTGCGCAGGTTGTCGAGCGATAGACCGCTGGCAACGTCGCCGATCTGCTGCCCGGCGCGCTGAAGGTTCGGCCCGACATTGCCGGATGCGAAGTCTGGCTGTGTTGGACGCTGCAACAGGGTGCCGGCATCGGGGCCGATCGGGCCTGACGCGGGCGGCTGAGACATCGCGAGCAGATTCGCAACCGGATCACTGGCAGCGTTGAAGTTCGGGCCGGGGCCGACCGTGCCGGCGCCGGGTCGCTGGCGCGGCATCGGAATGCTTGCCATTGCCCCCTGATCGCCCGGCCGCAATCGAGGCATCGGGACAGGCGGCCCGCCAGGCGCGCCCGGCCGTGACTGCTGGATGGCCACGGCCGGCTGCCGGCGAAGCGCGTCGCCATTGCCGATCTGCACCTCGACGGGCGAACTCGGGAACGGCGCCAGCGCCTTGTCGATCTTGTCGGAGATGGCCTTGTTCGCCGAGGGTGTCCAGCCGGCGTCAGGCGGCGCGAGTTTGTCCGCGTTTGGGGTCGCCACGTCACCGAATGGATTGCCGGCGCCGGTCGGGCGCGGCGTCGGCATGGGTGGGCCGCCCGCCACAGGCGCGAGCGACGGCGCGGGTGCGGCGGCTGCCTCCATCTGCGGGCCACGTCGGCCGCCGAGGGCGGGAACGCCAGCCGTGGGCGCCGGCTGCCCTGCGGCAGGCCATCCCATGCGCGGGCCGCCGAAGCCGCCGGTCTGCTCCGCCATCGGCTGCGGGCTCATCAGCGCCGCCGACAGGCCGGTCTGCGAGCCCTGCATCGCCGGGACGCCAGTGCGGCCGGGTGCGCCGGTGATGGCCGAGGCGGGGATGCCGATCGGCGTGGGCGTCATCGGATGCACGGGCATCGGCACGCCACCGGGCGCGCCAGTCGGGAACATGCCCGGCGCGGCGTAGTCCTGCGGGGAGACGGGCTGCACGCCTGTGACGCCGGGAGGATTGCCGACCTGCTGCAGCGCGCCACCAGCCATCGCGGCCATGGTGCGCGGCCCGGCGACGCCATCCGCCGCGAGACCCTGTGTCGTCCTCTGGAAACTGCGGACAGCCTGCTCGGTGCGCGCCCCGTACTTGCCGTCAGCCGCGCCGGGGTTGAAGCCCTCGGCAGCGAGCCCTTGCTGCAGCTGGCGCACGTCCTCGCCCGACATGCCCTTCCGGAGCGTGCGGCCTCCGCCCATGCCCTGTGCGGCTGCGGCTGCCTCGGCGGGGGTCTGCGGCTGCTGGCCGGCGAGGGCCATCGATGCGTCCGCCGTTTTTCCGCCACCAAGATATGCCACCGGATTGAAGGATGCTTGGGTGTGGACTGCTGCGGCGAACGCCTTCTCCGCCGGATCGGTGAAGTCTGCCGATCCCGCTCCGCCGGTGAGGCCGTCTTTGCCCCACACCACGTTATGATAGCCTGCTCCAAAGCTCGGCGGCCCATAGCCGAAGTGAAGGATACCTTGACCACCCGTCGTCTTGCCGAAGCTGTAAAGACCGAAGCGGTTCGCGCCAGCGTCGCGCGCACCCTGCGCCACTGCGACACGCTCGGCCGGCGTCCACTTCACAGTCGGGTCGCCGTTGGCGTCGTTCTTGTAGCCGATCACGTCCCACTCGGTTCCCGCGAAGTGGGACTTGTGCCCCCCTCCCTTGGCTGCCGTAATGTCGAACCGGCTCATGCCCGCGTCTTGCGCGGACTTCGCCGCCGACACGAACTGCTGAACGGCTTGCGGCGTCATCCCAGCCAGACCGGTGCGATCGACGATGTTCTCTCGCACCGGGATGGTCACGCCGGCCTGGGCGAGAGCCTGCTGAAGAATGGAATTGTTCAGCGGCGACTCGTTCGGGCGCCAGAAGTCAAAAAGTGCCATTGTTCACGTTCCCGAGAGGAAACTTGATGCGTGCTCTTGCGATTGCTTTAGCGTTGCTTCCATCGGCTGCGCTCGCGGGCGCACTGCCGATCAAGCTAAGCTACTGCGATAGCGGTATTCGCCTTGAGGCCAGCCGACTATTGCTCGAAGACGGAGCGTGCGTGTTCCACGCCGTTACCGAGATCGGCCGCCATCAGTGGAAAGTGGAGACAGACTGCGACGGGCCGAATGCCGCCCTTGTGGTCTCGACTAGCCTTGACGATCAGGCAGCGGCATTTGCTGACGCTTCCGGGGAAGCCGCATTTCCCCTTCACCGCTGCCGCTGATGCCGGTCCTGATCGCCGCGGCAATCCTGTTGCTCAGGCCGTGGTCACTGCTGGCCGTGCTGGCTATCCTCGCCGTCACCAACTCCCGCCACGCAATCTTGAGGCTGCTCATGCGCAAGCGCGTTTACCAGATCGGCTGGTGCCTCTTTCAACTCGCCGTGGGCGCCATCGCCTTCCATGCCGGGGACGGGATGAACCCGCCGGCAGCGCCTGGCGCACGCATTCTGTTCGCCATGCTTGTGGCCGTCCTAGCCTCCGGGCTGCTGTCCTGGCTGCTTCTTCTCTTCCGCCGCGCGCTGGGCCGCGAGACCGTAGAAGACCGCCATCGGCGTGAGTGGCGTGGCCCCGATGGGACGCTTGGCCGCGCCCTTCGCGCCGCTGGTAAGATCCGCTAGGCGGTTCACCTTCCCGAAGGTCTGACGCGCCGAAACCGTCCGCGCGATGCCGGCGCCGATCGGCAACCCCGCCGCGCCGATCGGGCCGCCGAACATATGGCCGAGGAACGCCCCAACCCACGCGTGCATCTTGCCGACCATCCGCAAGGCATTTTCGACGGGCGCCCCCCGGATGATGGAATTGACCACCGACTGCGACTCCGGGTCGAGCATCCGAAAATCTTTGCTGACGCCGTTTTTGTTCTGGCCCTTGAACGAGCGGAACACCTGCCGCAGCCCGGTCTGGAATCCGGCGCTCGTGTAGTTCGCCCCCACCTTGTCCTTGGCCTGCTGGACGAGGTTGGCGATCTTCTCCGTGTTCCGCATCGCCCGCCACGTCGACCGCGCGTCGAGGATCGTCTTGAACGCGTCGGCGGGAGGCATCACGGGCGTCCCCGGCTTCGGCGTGAAGCTGACCTGTCCGAACTTCAGCCCGTCCATCATGTCGTCGATGTGGCTGGCGATGATGGCGCCCATGCGCCGCTCGGCGGGATCGAGGCTCTTGGAGGCGATGCCGGCCTGGCTGTGGAGCTGGTCGAGCTGCTCCCATGTCTTCGGCGAGCCCTTCGACGCCATCAGTTCGTCCAGCGCGCTCTGTGCGCCCTTCGGCGTCATGCTCGGCGCGATCGGGCCGCGCGACGAGCCGGAAGGGTAGATGCCCGATTTCGCGGCGTCCTGGGCGATATTGTCGATCGCGGCATCGTAGGCGCTTGGATGCACAACCATGCCCGCATCCTTGAGCTGGCCGTACTTGGCCTGCGCCGCCGCCTTCAGGTCGCCGGCCGCCGCCGCCATCACTTCAGGGTCGGGCGCCGAGCGGACCATCCCCTCGCCCTCGCGGGCCGCGGCCCGGCCGCCGACCGCCACCTGGGCCGCGAGGCGAGCATACGGCTCGAGCGGGGTGCCCTTGGTGAGCTCGCCCGCCGCCTCGCCCGCCGCGCCCGGCAGCACGGCGTACTTCATCACGTCGCCGACGGCCTGCTTGATGCCGCCGCCCATGCCGCCCGCGACCAGCGACGGAATCGCCTCGATGCCCGGGCCAACCCATTTGTCGAAAGTCTGCCCGGCGCCGGTCTGCGGCTGGTATGCCTGAAAGCCGACCGCCTTCTTCACGTCGCCCGAGTTCGGCGCCGCCTCGGTCAGCACCGGCTCGGTCACGTCGGCTGCCGCCTTCGCGGCCGCCTGCTCCTGTGGCGTGAGAACCGGCTTGCCGAGGATCTGGCGAATGCCGTTGGCGAGCGGCATCGCGATCAGGTCCGCGCTGTTCTTGGCGAGGTCGCGCAGGTCGCCGAACATGCCGGGGATGTCGAGCGCGCCGGCAGCCGTCCGCGAGACCGCCGCGTTGGCGATGTCTTGGCCGGCGCTGGGAGCCTCTGGCGTCGGGCCCCCGGACACACTGCTTGCCGGCATGGCGTGCTGAACGGCGCCGGGCGCCATCGGCTGCATGTCGCCGCGGCCATCAGGCGCAATCCAGTCATCAACGCCCTGAGCCGGCATCGCGCGCGAAACGACCGGCGCGGGAGCCGCTTGCGGCGTAATCCAATCGTCGGGACCGGCTGCGGCGACGCCTGCCATTATTGCACCAGATTGCCTTGCGCGTCGAACAAATGCACGCCGTCAGGAGATCGCCACATATGGCGGCTTGGGCTCCACGCTGAGCCCGGCGGGATTGTCGGAGGCGGAGCGGGAATGCCGCCCGGCGGCGCGCCGGCTGGCGTAGGCCCCCCCGACAACTGCTGATATCGCTTCTGAACCGCGTCGAGATGCGCCTGATCTTCCGGCCCAAGAATCGGGAAATCTTCTTTCAGCCCGGAAGCGCGGTATGTCCGCTGCAGGGAACTGACCTTTGAATTGAGCATCTTCGCCTGCTGGGCGGCTGCCGCCTGGATTTCAGCCGGCGATTTGGCCGCGTCGAAAGCGCCCTGCGCCTGTGTGCGGTCGCCCTCGCCGCCTCCCGCGCCGTCGTAAAACTTGGTGATTTCGCCCGCGTAGAGCTGCTTGGCCGTGTTCAGTGCGGCGAGAGCCTGAGCCTCTGGCGTTCCGCTTCCCATAACCGCACGGTTGCTGAGCTGATTTTGGACATAATCCCAGAACGGCAGGCCGCTTTTTGCAGCGTAGGGTTCCAGTGCCGCGGCTGCTTGGCTCACGTCGTCTAGATGGCCGATGGCCGTGCGGCCGAAGCCGATCGTCTTTGCATAGTCCTCGTGCTCGAACGACTGGCGCGTCTTGTACCGACCTTCGTCGTAGGTCGGGTCTTTGGCGTACACTGCCGCCATGACGGCCCTTCCCGCGCCAGGGCTGCTAGCCGCGCGCTGCGAATATGGCGCCTGCCGGCCGGCGATGATGGCATCGACCTGCTGTTGCAGACCGGGAAAGGCCGCAAGCTGATCGTAGGGCGACGCGCCCGCAGCCGGCGCCCTCTGCGCGGCAGGCTGGACGCCGCCGGCTGGCGGAGCCGCCGGGGCAGCACCGTCCGGGGTCGCAGCGCCGCCGATCGCCGTGACGGAACTCGCCGGGGTGACGGTCATGGCGAACGGGTCGCTGAACCCGAATTGCTGGTTGCCCATGGCGTCCACGCCGATCTGGCCGAACGTCCGATGCGGCGTCATCAGGTTGGACGCCACGCTCTGCGCGAGGTCGGGATCGACTTGAAACAACTTCGCCTGTGCGTCGTTGAGCGCAGCCGGATCGCCACTGCTCTTGGCCTGCAGCCACGCGTTGAGCGCCTGGCGCTTCTGCTCCATCGGCATGGTCTGCGCGACGGCCTGTCCAGCCCCGGCAAGGCTCTGCCGGAACGTGCGCCCGCCCATGAGCGCCGCCGCAACCGGCCCGATCCACGACTGATTCCAGAAGCTGCCGCCGGGCGATGCGCCGGACAGCGGCCCCGGAGGCGGAGCACCCGACAGCACGCCGGCCGAGGGCGCGCCAAACGACGGCATCGCCATCGGCGCGCCGTAGCTGACGCCCGCGCCGCCCGTCGGGTCGAAGCCTGTTGCCCAGTCGATCATGGTCCTAGAGCCCCGCCAGAAGCCCGCCGAGCGCGCCGAGGCCGGCGCCGATGCCGCCATAGCCGCCCATCGAGTTGCCGATCTGCCCGCCCATCAGGCCGCCGCCGAGGAGGCCGCCGAGCGGGTTGGACGGAGGCTTGACCAGCCCGGCCTGTGTGGCCGTGTTGCCGACGCCGCTGAGTACGCCCGCATACGCCCCAAGCCGGTTCCACGGTGCCTGCTGGATGGTGTTGAACTTGTCCAGCCGCGCCTGCAGCGCCTTCTGCGCCTGCGCGTCGTAGGCTTGTCCGACGCCCAACTGCGCCTGATAGGGCATCATCTGCGCCTGCCATGCCGCCGGCAGGTTCTGCGACATGTCGCCGAGGATCCCGCGCTGGTTGGCGATGTTCTGGTTCCAGTTGTTGGCGAGCGCTTGGCTGCGGAAGTTGCCGAGCTGCTGCGAGAGCGCGCCGGTGTCCGCCGCCGAGCCAAGCCGGCCCGCGCCGCCAAACTGGCGCTGGATGTCGTTCATCATCTGGTCGGACTGGCCCTGCACCGCCTGCCCGAATGCCGCGTTGTCGGAGCCTGAGAGCAAATTCTGGTAGTCGCCCGACATGCGGTTGGCGAAGCCGCTGAGCGGCCCGGCGTCCTGCGCCTGCCCGTACATCCCCGACAGCGCGCCCTGCGTCTGCGACGACATCGGCGTGTAAGTCTGGAATTTCGGCGCGTTGAAGCCCTGCTTCTGGTTGTACAGGTTCTGCGCGGCGCCGCCGATCTGGTTGATGTACTTGCCAACGTTGACCTGCGAGCCGGAACTGTCGCCGAAGAGACCCATTAGCGTGCGTCCTTTGTCGGGCTGCGGGTGAGTTTCAGGCCGCAGACCATGGCGTGAAGCGTGTGCGTGGCGCCGGCCGTGGCCTGCGCCTTGATGATGTCACCGGGCACCATGTGGATGGGCTTGCCTTCGAAGGCGAGCGGAACTGCCGCGCCGACTGCGCCGAGGAACACGAGGCACCAGTCCGTGCCGCCACTCGAATGGTAGAGCGAGCAGGTGTCGGCGTTGGCCGTGGTTGCGGAAACCTCGATGTCGGTGACATCGAACGCCAGTTCGCCTTGCTCACCGCATGTGTAGACAGTCGTGAGCGTGTTGTCCGTAAGCGCCTTGTGCTTTGTCCAATAATTGGCGAGGACTTGGACCGCGGCCATAGTCTAGGCCGTGCAAAATTCGGTGATGACGACAATTCCGGCAGCACCGATGCCGCCAGCCGCCGCACCAGATGCGGAAGACGATCTACCGCCCGCACCGCCGCCCCCGTAATTGGACCCGTTATTGCCGGTACCAGAGCCGCCGCCGGCAACCGCGCCAAATCCGAACGACAGACCCGACGACCCGCCGGATGCGCTCGAAAATTGAACGCTTCCCGCGCCGGACACGACACTGAATCCACCGCTCGCGCCTGCCTGTCCTGGAACGCTGAAATCGCCGGTTCCGGCGATGCCCCCCGCTCCACCGGTACCATTCGCGTTAGCCGCCGCGCCTCCGCCCGCGCTGCCGCCCTTGCCGATACAGAGCGCTCCTACTGACGTATCATTTCCCGCCGTTCCAGCGTTGTTGCCAGCGGTCCCGCCATTTGCAGCAGCGCCAACAGTCACCGCCTGCGAAGCGCCAATCGTCGCGGCTGAGGCGATCAGCCTTGCGTAGCTTCCGCCGCCACCACCGCCGCCGCTGCCCTGCTGGCCTGCCGACGAGTTGGCGCAGCCGCCGCCCCCCGCGCCGCCGCCGACGCATTCGATGATGCAGTAGACCATTCCCGTCGTGGGGGTGTAGGTGCCATTTGCAACGAAGGTCTGCTTGGCAGCTCGCAGAAAGGCCGCAGGAGGCGCGATGTTCGCCGCGCGCCACTCGGTGGCCGCCGAGTTGTAGACCAGATCCAGATACATGCCCGACTTGATCGAGCCGACCGCAAGCGCCGAGCCGTCCGCGCGCTTGATGTTGCGCGCCGTGAGCCCGTCCGGGGCAAAAGTCACCGTCGCCAAGGTGTTGTCGGCCGTCGCCTTGAGCAGCACCCGCAGCCCGTCCGTGAGCTGACCAGATTCGAGCACCTGCCCGGTCGTGACCGTGAGCGCGTTCGCCGTGCCGCCGGCAGCCAGTGAGCCGCCGATGTCGTTCATCTGCTTCTTCACCGCCGCCATGATCGAGCGGACGTTGTTGTCCAGCGTGTCGGGCGACTGGCTGTCGCTCGACGAGATATTGCTGTCGGTGCTCGCATTGGTGGCGTCGGTCGTCGACCATGCCCGAACCGTGCTCGACGTGCTCATCAGCGCCTTCCATCAGGTTGCATGTGGTCGTCGTCGAAGCTGATGCCGCCGAGCGCGGTCCATGTGGCGCCGGACGGAATGTCGACCTGAACTTGGGCAATCCGCGTGCTGAGGCGCGCCGGAAACCAGCCCTGAGCCGTCAGGTTCATCGCGCCATTGAACTGGATCGCCGTCTGCGCGTTCTCGGTGCCGCCGATCTTGCCGATTGCCGCGGTGGCATCAGATTGCAGCCGGAAGCCGCGCACGAAAGCCCGCTTGCCAGGTATCGGCTCGAAGGGCGAGGTCTGCACGCTGGCTGCCATCGGCGTCCCGGTGAAGAAACAGAGCTTGTTGTTCGCGTCGAACGCCGCCAGACCGGGCGCGCCGCCGCGCCACACGTCAGAGCCGAAGGGATACGGAACCGCCGTCAGCGTCGAATAGAGCGCCGCCAGAGCGGCCAGCGTCACGCCGGCCGTGTAGGCCGTGAAGATGTAGGTGAGCGCGCAGGTGGCGTGCGTCCACCTGTCCCGCTCGATGTCATAGACGATCAGCCCGTCCAGCGTGGTCGAACTCGAATTGGACGCTCGCGGATAGAGCCAGAAGACGCGCCGCACGAGCGGATCCAGTGCGCCGATGATCGCCTTCACGCGCGTCTTGTTGACATCGCCGGAACTGCCGCCGAACCACTCGTTGACGCGGTTCACGCCGATATTGCTGATCGAGCCATCGGCCCCGATCCGCATGAAGCCGTTCGTCGAGTAGTAGTAGACATCGCCGCCGTCCTTTACGATCGAGTAGGGCGAAGGCGTGCCGCGGGCGGCATCGAAGCGGTGGAAGTCGAAGATCGTCGCATCCGTGCGTGCGGTCTGCCGGCGCACCGTCTCCGTCTGGAAGACCAGCCCGCCAAGCTCGTAGCCGGCCATCCCCATCACGTCGCCGCCGTCCGGGAAGACCTGGCTGTCGCTGTCCTTCGTGTAGTTCGTCCACGTCACGCTGTCGTTGCGGCCGGACCACTTCACCGAGCGCCGGCTTGTCGCCGTGGCGCCGAGCTGCACGAAGTCGCCGACGACCTCGACATACCGCGAATTGGGCGGGCTGCCCGCGAGCGCCGCGAAGTTCGCGCCCGCGTCCACGTCGACCGACTGCACCGCGTCGTTGCCGTGCGCCGCGATCAGCGTGCTCCCGTACTGCTTGATGGACCAGTACTCGTCCGCCGCGAGGCTGTAGTCGCCACCGGCCAGGCGCGTGAAGTCCGTCCACGCTGTCGAGATGCTGGCGAACTTGTACGCCTTGGCCGCCGTCAGGGCGAAGATCGAGATTGCGTTGCCGGCCGTGCGAGCTGCGAAGGCTCCGCGCACCACTGCCGCGACCGCCAGGGACGACGTTGCCGGCTGGGGAAATGGTGCGTAGGCGTTCACCTTGCATAGCACGCCCGAGGCTTCCGAGGCCACGTTGGCGTTGACCTGATAGGCATCGGGAGCCCATTCTGCGAAGTCGGGCATCAGCGACGCACCTTGCGCGGCTTGCCGTGGCCGACGCGCTGGCCAGGCCAGGGTGAAGCGAGCCGAAACACGTGCTTCTCGTCGATCTTAATCCAGGGCGTGTATTGGTTCAGGCCGAACCACTGCTTGGGGGTGGGCGCCCATTCGGCAAAGTCGGGCATCAGGCGAGCCCTGGGTCTGCCATGACATCACCGCCCAATTCCAGCCCGCGACAGATGAACCGGCCATGAAGACGCATGATGGCCATAGCCACCGCATACGGCTGTTCAGGGGCCGACTGCCACCCCGTTGACAGTTCGCCGTTTGCCTTTGTGCAGCCAAAGGCAAAGGTGCGCAGAACGCCGCTCCGAGCTTCTTCGAGCAACCGCTCAAGTGCGGCGACAATTTCGGGGACGGGCTCATTCGGGAGCGGCCCCGAGTTGAATGAAACAACCTTGGCCATCAGAACGATGTCCCCCGAATGATGCCGGTCGCGCGCTTCGATGAGGTCTCGCGCTCCAGCTTGCTCTTCGCCAGTTCGGCCAGTTGCGCCATGTTGCCGGCCTGATCCATGTCGCGGATGACATGCCCGAACAGCAGGAACTTCGCGTAGCAGCGGAGCAGTTCAAACGCCTCGCTGATCCAGACGTTCGTCGTGTCGGCATCGCTCGTCGGAGCGGCGATCTTGTACGCGCCGAGAATGGTGATCGTGCGGACTGCGTTCGGAATCGGATAGAGCAGGATCTGCCCGTTCTGCCATCCCCAATCGTAGGGGTCGCCCTCCGAGAGCCCGTTGGCGATGTCAAGGGTGATTTCGTCGGTATCGCGCCGCGCGAGCGGATAGATGATGGTGCCGGCCGTTGTCGCGAGCAGGTCGTCGAACTCGAAGAACAGCGGGATATAGGGGTTGTCGGTGACGGTGTAGGTCGATTGCGTCGCCACAGTCGAGAACGTGATCGGCGCCGATGCCGACGACTCGTTGAAGTAGAAGCGCGTCGTCTCGTAATGGTCGATTGCGTCGTTGATCGCCGAGGCAATCTGCGTTGACAGGTCGGACCGCGCGATATCGTCGGCAATCCGCGCTTTCAGGTCGCCGAGCGAGTAGGCCATCAGCGCTTGCCCTTGCGTTTACGCGGCTTAGTGGTCGGCTGCGCGGGCACGGCGGGGGAGGAGGCCGCCGGCCCGCGCGCGCCCGGAGCTGCTGGGGAGCGAGGCTCCGGCGCCACGGGCGGTATGCCGAGCACCGCCCGTTTGCGTGCCTCGCGCGCTTCCATAGCGCCGCGCGCGAGGACCAGTTGTGCGAGCCACATGGGCTTACGGGTTGACGCCCGCCTTCTCGACCCACATTCCGAACGGCGCGAACAGGGGCGACGTGCCGGCCGGGGCCACAACGTGGAGCCCGAGCGACCACGACGGCGGGATGGTGATGCGTCCCGCGAGAGCGCGATGCTCAAGGAAGGTCGAACCGGCGAACGCGGTGACGTTCGGCGAGGAGTTGCTGGCCAGCGTGTACCAGGTCGGAGCCGCGACGCCGCCCTGAGAGGCGGTGACAGTCTGCGCCGACTTGACGATGGCCTTGGAGACCTTCGCCGAGTTCGGGTTGGTGTTGACCACGCTGATGCCGGTGTCCGATGTCGGAGCCAGCGGGGTGCGGAACAAGCACCCGATGAGAATGCCGCCGACGCCGGGCGTGCCCGAAGTCAGGTAGACGCCGATTTCCTCGAGGAAGTAGGAGTTCGTCGGATCGGCGTTGGCGATCGCCCACATGGTGGCCGTGGTCGGAACCGCCGAGACGTTGGCGATGCCGGTGACGGCCGCCGAGTAGCCGAGCATGAAGCGGTCGCCGTTCTTGCTGGCTTCCGCGCCTTGCGGCATGTGGTCCGCGACCCACAGTGCGCCCTTCTCGTTGAAGCGGGCTTCGATCGGGCTGCCCGAAGGCGCGAGCCCGGCAATTTCCTGTGCCATTGATGAGGTTTCCTTATCCGGTTCGGTAGTCTTCGGGGTTCAGGCCGGCAGACGCACCGAGGATGGCTGAATGCGTGCGCAACTCCTGGAAGATGTCGCGCAGAGAGGAGTTGATGTCCCGGAGGCTGGCCATCATGCCGCGCAACAGCTCTGTGTCGCTGGCATAGCTTCCAACCTCCGGGTTGGTGACCGGAGCAGTCCCCGTGTCCTCGCTCGCGTCCGGCTTGAGCGGGACGACGAAGACCGGATTCGTGCCGCCGATCGGGGCGTGCGAGGTGCCCATGTGGCCGCCTACGAGAACGGCGTCGCGAAGGCTGCGCTGGTCGCGGTCAGGAAGCCGCGCACCGCCCAGCGGTTCGTGGCGATGTCCTCGACCTCGATCCACTCGCCCAAGTTCACGCTGCCGGTAGTCGTCCGGTTGAGCGTGATCGTCTTGTGCGAGGAGCCGTTGGCCGAAAACCCGAGCACCGCATTGCCCGAATCCGTCCTGGCGCCGTAGATTGTGCCAATCATCAGGTCGGAACCGGCCGCCTGGACGATGTGCGAGTTTGAGGTCGCGAGCACCGTCACGAGGAACCGGAACTTCACCCCGGTGCCCGCAGCGGTCGGAAGCGTGACCACGCTCCCGGTCGCGGTATCGAGGTTGATGATCTTGTTCGCGTGCTTGTCGAAGCTGACCGTCAGCGTCGAGCCGCCCGCCACGTTGGCCGCCTGGTTCTTCAGGGCGCCATCAATTGCGAGATCCATTGCGATGGCTCCTACAGATCATTGTTGGGGACGTAGAAGACGATGATGGTCGCCACGCCCGCACTCGCCGCGGTGCCCGTCTGCGTGTAGCGGACGTACACCGTGGTATCGGCCGTGATCGACAGACCGACGCCGCGGGTGACATCCGTGGTGTTGGTCGTGCTCTCGTCGACGTCGTTCGCGGCCACGAGGTTGTTGTCCGAGCCGGCATTTGTTCCGACCGTGAGGACGTTCGTGGTCGCGGCGTTGAAGGCGGTTCCGACACGCACCAGCACCCGCGAGATGAACGCGTTTGCCGGCAGGATGCCGACCTTCACGGTATCGACAGTGCCGATACCGCTGTCGTTGTAGTTGATCGTCTTGCGAAGGTAGTGCTCGGCCTGCCAGTCGAACTGACGGGCCTGAGTCCCTGCGGTTCCCGTTGCCATTGCTCAGTTCCCCTGGTTAGGCGTGAGCCGCGGCGTAGGACGCAATCACGATCGTGCCGAAGTCGACCGAGTTGAACTGGGTCTTCTTCATGCCGAACATGGTCTGCGCCGACACGCCGAGCTCGCGCTCGTAGTCGAACAGTTCCTCGACCCAATCGAAGGTCGCCTCGTCCGCGTCCATCCCAAAGCCGCACATCATGGCCTGGGCGCCGAGGAGCACGGCACGGCGGGTGTTGGCCACCGCCACACCGGTCGACGAGTTCACGCCGAGCGGGATGTCGAAGGCCGACCGGAGAATGACCCCGTTGTACTCGCCGAGGCTCCCGACATAGATCGGGTTCTTGGAGACGTTGCCGCCCTGCATCGCCTTCGCGGTGATGTCGAACCAGTTGCCGGCCGTGGTCGCGTCCGTGCGCAGGTCCGTCACCTGATAGGGATGCAGATAGAGGACGTACTTCTCCTCGCCATCGATGATGACCGGCCGCACCGGGCCGCTCGTCGCGGTGGAGGTTTTCGCGATTTCGACCGCGTAGTCGATGTACTTGAGCTGGAACTTGTCGCCCGAACTCAGGCTTTCGTCTGCGGTCGTGGTCGTCGCGTTGCAGGCAAACCGGCGCCCGGTGGAGGGAGCCAGCGTCGCCTGGAGGCCGGTGTACTTGATACGGCTCTCAGCGGTGTTGCCACAGAGCTGGTTGAACGCCGCCACCGACATGCGCTTTGCATACCAGTCGCGGAGCCCGGCCTTCGCTTCGTCGCGGAGGTCGAAGGGGACGCGCTTCTGGTCGATGCGGTTCTTGGCCCGCACCTTCACCGCATGGGCGAGTTCGTTGATGACGACGCTATCCGAGTAGACGGTCAGCGATTCTTCGTTGCCCTGCAGGACTTCGCCTTCCGACACGCCGTCGCCGACGAGCTGGGTGCGGAGGCCGTAGGTCACCTTGTCGCCGGGCCCCTTGGAGAACTCGTCTTTCTTCTGGATGATGGAGTCGGAGCCAGTGCCGATGAGCGGGCCGATCGCGGTGTACTTCAGCGCCTCGACCGCCAGCTTCTTCGACCACAGCTTGACTGCCATGGCGTCATTGACGCCATAGGTTGTCGTTGCCATAGATTTTCCCTTTCAGGGGATGTTGAAGGATCTGGGTTCAGACGCCCGCATCACGCCGCGAGCAGCGAAGCCGGTTTGTCGCACACCGGAAAGGCGAAGCGCTTTAGGGTCCGCCGACCTTTAGTCCAGTCCAGTTATTCGGTAGGAGCTTCTATCGTCGTGATGTGGACGAGTTGCTGCACCCACCATTCGAGATCGTCGTTCGCGTGCTGAATAAGCACAAAGTCTGACTCGTCTCTGATCGTGGCCTCTTCCATTTGAGACCATTCCAGATCGAAATCGAAATCCATCTCACCCCCCCATCAGGCGCTTGGTTTTCGCCGGGTTCTTGCTCGTCCACGCATCGAACTCGGCCGGGGACATCTTCAGCAGCCTCTCGGCCGTCATGGCCGATCCCGTCGCACCGCCGCCAGCGCTCGACAGCGTGCGGCTGCGCTCCTGGCCATCGGCGATGCGGTCGATCTGCTCTCCTGCCGGCGGTGCTGGCGCCTTCGGCTTGTAGCCGCGGTGCTTAGCCACGTTGTAGAGCACTTCGGCCGGGCTCTGCTGGCGCTGGAAGGCGCTCGCCGCGATCTGCAGCTCCTCCTGGCCGATGATGTTCGCGATTTCCTGCGCCGGGACGCCGTAGAACTGCAATTCCGCCGCCCGGTTCTGCTTGAAGAACTCGTAGGCGTCGCCGTAGTCGGGCGTCTTGCCCCGGAACTGCTGCGCGTCGGCCGCGGCGGCTTGCGCGAGGCTGGCAATCCGCGCCTGCTGGCGGGCCTGTTCGCTCTGCTGCTGCCCGCCGGCCTCGATCGCCGCCAGTCGCTGCCGCAGATGGCCGATGGTCGCAATCGGGTCCGTGGTTTCATCGGGCTCGGCCGGCTGTTCCTGTCGCTGGCCCTGCTCGCGCATCCCGAGGACAGCCTGAAGCCGGCCCTCGAATAGCGCCCGCTCCTCGATCAGCTTTTGCCGCTCGGATTCGAGCGCCTGGCGCCGCGTCCGCTCTTCGTGGAGCGCCGCGTGCGGCACCATCTTGGACTGTGCGGGACGCTCGACGGCAGCCCGTGCCGCATCGTCCTCGCTTTCGATCTCCGGTGCGGTCTCTTCATCGAGTTCCGGCTCTGGGGCTGGTGCCGGGATCGATTCCTCGCGCCGCATCGACTCGAATGCAGCTTCGTCCGTCTTGCTCAGTTCGTTTGCCATGATGCGCTCATGCTGCGAAGCGCCGATGTCGCCCGGCGCGTGCGAATAGTCAGGCCAGCAACAGTACGATGGCCGCGTTTTCTTCCTCGATGTCGATCAGGGCGCGTTCGGCTTTCACCAGCGCTGCCCGCGCCGCTTTCAGTGCTGCCTGGGCTCGCTCCTGCGCCGCCTCGATGTCCGCTTCGCTCTTGGCGATCTGCGCCGCCAGGATGGCCGCGTGCGCGTTTGCGACGGCAGGCCGCGCCGATGGCGCCGAAACCGGCTTCCGCTCAGCCTTGGCCCGTTTCTGTGCCTCGGCGACGGCCTGTTGCCGGGCTAGAAGCTCCTCATATTGCCGCCACCAGGCGACGATCTTGTCGTGCTGGCGTTGCGCCTTGTGGGCGCGTGGACCATCGACTGAACTGAATTGCGCGCCGGGCGTATAGTCGACGATCAGCCACGCGTCCTCGACCGTCGTCAGGCTTGTATTGGCGGCCTTGACCATCCCGATCTCGGCCGTGTCTAGGTTGGCCGAGGTCGTCGTCCAGATGCCGTCGTCAAAGTATTTGTCCGCTGCAGTCAGCGTGACCAGTGTGTCCGTGTCGCTGCCACCGATGCGCCGGCGAATGCTCGGGCTGGTCGCAACACCGCGCTTGGCAATGACTGCCGTCTTGCACGCGTTGATCGTCGCGTTACCGAGACTGAACGGCGCCACCAGCATCGTCTGCGCCGCCCCGCTCGTGCTCGACGAACAATTGTTCGCAATGCCGAAGGGCGTTTCCGACCAGCACAGAGCCGCAGTGGCTTGCCCGCTCTTTGTCCACGCGTCGTATGTCGGCGTGCCTGCCTTCCCCTGCCGCGCGAGACATGCGCCCGCGCCGATCGGCGTGACACCGCCCGTGTCGATCCGCAAGTCGTCCACATACAGGACCGCGCCAGACGAGGCCATGTTGACCAAAAACGCCTGCTTCGTGGGCGATGCTGTCACGTCCGACGTGTGCGTCGTGCTGATCTCCGAGACACCATCGAGCCACACGCCGACGATGCCGCCTGCGGCAAGATCGAACACAAAATCGATCAGATGCCACTGGTTTGGCGTCAGGACAGTATTGCCGGTCGTAGTGCTCAATCCCATTGTCGCGCTGGTGTCGCGGACCTGAAGCGTCGCGGATGTGGTAAGGGCAACCGAGCACCGATTCACCGCACCCTTTTCGATAAAAAGGTTGATAAATCCGCCCGACGGCGCTGTCACCATATACAGGTATAGGCGCACCGCCATTTGCGTGGCGGTAAAGAACGTCGCAGACGTTATCTGCGTTGCCGTCGTCCCGCACGCGAAGGCATATCCTCCTGTTCTGACGATGCTCGACTGGACCGACGCTCCCGTCCCGATCGCATTTAGTTCGCTTGCGTCGCCGGTCTCGAAACCAGCGAAATAGGCGACCGCCTGCGCCACCTACTGTACCGTTTCCACGCCGACCACGCGGCCGGCCTTGTCCTTCACGACGCGCTTCGGCGCCGTCATGGCCTTGGCCATTTCACCGACCGCAGCCGTGTGAGCCTTCATGTGCTCGCCGAGCGCCGCCGTGTGCGACTGCATGTGCTGGCTCAGGGCCGTCACCACGTCGGCGATCGGCTTCGTCAACTCGCCCGCGTCGTGCTTGATGACGATCGAGGCCGCCGGAGCCTGCGCCGCCTCGCCGTGCGAGGATGTGCGCGGCCTGGATCCGTGGCTCTGGCCTTCGTGCCGCGTGTCCGCCGCGACGCTCGCGCTTGCCACCTTCGCGCCGGCCGAGGTCATGTCTCGGTGCGCCTGCACGGCCTGGTCGTTGGCCATCCACTCGCGTTCGGTCTGCTGCTGCGTGGCGATCTTGTGCGCCTCCAGCCCGGCCTTCGTCGCCGTCGCCTCGCGTGATGCCTGCAGCGTGGCTGCAATCTTCATCCGCGCGGTTTCCGTGTCCTGCAGCGCCCGCTCGTAGTCGAGCTGTGCCGCGCCCGCGTCCGCACCGCCCTGGGGCCCGCCAGCCTTCGCCGCGTTCATCGCCGCGGTAGCATCGGCCAGCCGCGATTGTGCCTGCGTAAGCTCGATCTTGGCTTGCTGCAGCGCCATTTCGAGCTGAATGCCCTGCTGCTGGATTGGGCCCTGTTGCGCCTCGTCCTGCTGGCTCTTCTGCTTCCACTTTTCGACCACCGAGGCCGGAAGCGGGCTGTATTCCATCAGGATCGCCCAGTCCGACTTGTCGAGCGTCTTGCCGAGGATCGGCAGCATCTGGACCAGCGTCGACCAGACGCGCTCCTTCTGGTTCGGCGAAGTTGCCTGGTCGTCGACGATGACGTCGTACTCGGCCATCCCCGGCTTGTGGATGAGCGGGACGTACTGCGCGCCCTCATCGCCCACGACGCGGATCAGCCGGCCGTCAGCAATGTAGGTCTGAATGTAGTAGAGCAGGATCCGGCCCTGCCGCTTGCGGAACCGGCGCAGGCTGTCGAACAGCGAGGCCAGGATCGCCATGCCGGCCTGCTTGCGGGACTCTTCAAGCGCGGCCGGCTGATCGGCCTCGCGCATCCCGAGAAGCTCGACGTTGACGCCTGACACGTCGCGGATCGACGATACGGCATATGGCAGGAGCTCGGCGAGCTGAGCCGGGAAAGCTGGAGGTTCCTTCGCCTGCACTCGGTTGTTGGCGAGTGAGCCAGGCTTGAGCCAGGTGATCCGGTCCGACCGGGCAATCCCGTCCTCGGCATCGCGATCGTTCTCGAAGGCGCCACGCTCCGCAAACCAGCCGCCCTTGGCGTTGGTGTTCAGGATGTGCATGGACTGGCTGAGCCACTTGTTCGCCCAGCGCTGCGGATCCTTCATCGCCCGTACGAGCCCGTAGAACGTCCCCTTGTTGTGGTCGCGCTTGCCGGTGATGCACTCCCAGGAGAAATGGCCTTCGCACGGGCCCGGGCCCTGGCTCAGCACCTTGGCGCCGATCATGGCCTGCTTGTAGACCTTGCGCGTCTGCCGAACGGCCTTGAGTTCCTTGATCGTGCCGGCTGCCTGCATCGCCTCGGCGCGCGCCTTGAGCTTCGGCCAGTCCTTTGCGTCGACGCTCGACACCTGCCCATCGACCGACACGCGATAGAACGATTCCCGCTCCCACCATTGCAGGTGGACGATCGTCACATCCTTCGGCGCGGGGTCTTCCTCGCGACCAATGTCCTGCTGGTAGGCCACCTGCGGATCGGCGTTGTGCGGCTCGCGCTTGTCCTCGGCGCGCGCCCAGGCGGCATCGAGGTCTTCGTCGTCCACATCCGGCGCCAACACACGCGCATCGGAAATCGGCATCGTCTTGATGCGCCAGGTGCGCCGCGCGTCGATCAAGTTGCGCTTGCGGGCCGATGCGTCCCACAGCATTTCGAGCGGATCGAGCCGCTCCTCGACGATCATCCCCTCCGGGTCGGTCTCATAGTCGAGACGGGTGTCGATCCAGCCCATCCCGCAGACGACCATATCGCAGAAGGCGTCGGACTCCTCGTCCTCGGCATCGCATTGCTCGCGGCACCACTCGGCCGCGGCCGTGAGCACGTCGTCGACCTGTTCGTCGCCGACCTGGCGCGGGATGTAGCGGACCTCGCGGCGGTTGCCGATCTCCATTCCGATCACGCTTTCAACGGTCGGCGCGATGCGGTTGAACGTGACCTCGGGGCGCATCTGCTCGCGCAGGACTTCCTTGTCCTCATCCGACCATTGCGCTCCGGCTACGAAGTCGTAGTCCTCTTTGGCGCCCTCGCGCCAGTCCTCGGCGTGGTCCTTGTCGACCCGATACCATTCCTTGGCCTGGAGAAACAGTTCCTCGTCGTCGTCGGTGTCGCGCTCGGGCTCGTCGCTCGCGGCGTGCGGCGTGGAGTCTTCGGTGTCGTTGATCATGCCACCTTGAGCCTATCGCGCCAGATATCGAGCGCTGTCAGGGGCAGTTCCACGTAGACGCGATCGACCTGATCGCCGTCGATCAGGGCCGGTATCGGTGAAATCAGATCGAGGATGAACAGTGCGTGCGCCTCGGTCTTGCGGCTGACGGGCTTGCGATCTTCGCTCATGCCGCCATCCAGCTTGATCCGCCGCTCCGGCGAGGCCGCTGATACGCGCGATGCCCGGCCGGGGCCGAGTCATCGCCAAAGCCCATCGCAAACGTCCGCAAGGCATCCGCGCCGTGGCTCGACCAGTCGTGCAACGGCTTGGCCTTGAAAATGCGGTTGCCCTCGTCCCACTCGCGCCGATACGCCTGCAGGGCATTCAAACCGCGCTCGCAGCGCTTTTCGTCGATCCAGGCTCGCGCCAGCATCCGCCGCGTGGCGTTGATCCCGTCCATGACGTGCGCAACCGGCACGACATGCGGGTTGATGCCGAGCGTGCGCAGCGTCTGCGCCCGGCTCATGCCCGTCGTGAGCTCGTGATGCTCCACGTCGTGCGGGAACCAGTGCTCGGCGCCGTTGTTGCCGTCCGCGTAGCGCCAATTGTGCTCGCGCTTCTTCTCGTCGAGGAGCTTGGCGTAGTGATCGAGGCCGGCGCCGCCCTCTTCGTGGTAATCGACCAGCCGAACTTCTCGGCCCACGACCTGAATGAACCAGATCGCCGTCGCGTCGGTGTACCCCAGATCCCATGCCGTATGGACCGGCACCATGCGATCGATCGGCACCACGCCGATGCGCCTCGTCTCGCGCGCCAGGCGGAGTTCCTCGGCATAGAACGCACCGAGCACCGCGGCTTCGAACGAGCACAGGTATTCCTGTTCGTAGAGCGCCCTGCCCTGGTCGGTGCCGAACTGCGCCATGTAGGCGCGACGCTCTTCCTCGAGCTGGGCCGCGGTGAATACGCCCGTCTTCGTCGCCGGCAAGACCTCGCTGAACCACGTCCCGGGATGCGCGCGGGCATCGTCGAGCATCGTCTTGGCGTGGTTATTGCCGCGGGGCGTGGTGATGAACAGGGCCCAGCCGCCGTTTTCGGCGAGGATCGGGCGAAGGAAGCCCCATGCGGCCGGATCGGCGAGCGCCCATTCCGAGAACACGACACCGGCCGGCGGGGAGCCGACCAGGCTGTTGAAGTTGTCCGACCCAACGACGTGGAACATCGATCCGTTTTTCAGCCGGATCGACATCTCGTTTTCGCGCGTCGTCTGCCGCAGCGCCAGCGGGAACGCCTCGTCAATGCGGCGGAGCCCTGTGTGTGGATTGACCGCATCCCACACCGCCTTGCGCGCTTGGCTCGCCATCGGCAGCATGTGCCAGTAGGTCGCCGGGCGCTGCGATGCCGCTATGGCCGTCCAGTGCAGGGCAACTTCGTCCTTGCCCGACCGGCGATGCCAGATGCACTCAGCCCGCTTCCCGCCCTGCCTGAGATAGCGCCAGAGCGGCAACTGGTACTCCCGCGCTCGCCAGCCGTTCGCCGGGAGGTCGAGCCCAATCGTCGACAATGCGGATCACCAGTTGGTTGCCGTCTGGGTCGGTCAAGGCCGTCGACTGCAGCCGGGGATGGACGTAGGGCGCCGCGGCCTTGGCCATCTCGTCCCGGCGGTCATTGTCGACCGTCTTGTCGCGCATCACGCCGAGCATGTAGTCCAGGGGCGTGAGGCCAGACGCTGCAATTTCACGCTCTTTGCCGAGCGTGCGCTTGTTCGGCGTCCCCTTGACTCGGCCGCCGGTCTTTTTGCCAACAGCCATCTACTTGCCGTCTATTTTCGACAATCGAGCGTCAGCACATCTTGCCCTTGCCGCCGGACTTGCCGGCATTCATGAGGCCGCCGCCATTGGCGAGCGTCTTCGCGCCGGTCTGGGTCTGGCCGTGGGAGGCCGAACCGCCGGACTGGTTGATGCTGCCCTTGACGCGCTTGGAAATGCCCATTGTCGTGCTCCTGGTTGAAACGCAAAACGCCCGCTCGATTGCTCGGCGGGCGCGGAATGTGATCCTAGTCAGATTGCTCTATTCGATGTGGGATAGCGTGTCAAGGTCCGTCTGGGTCGAGGTAGGCGTCGCGCATCATACGCCACGCCTCGCGCAGATCGTCGTACATCTTGGCGTAGACCTTGCCGCGGGCGACCATCGGCATTGCCCCGTAATCCGCCATGTCGACTGTCGCCTCCCACGGAGCCAGCCATGCGGTGCCGTCGAGCAGGCCTGGGCAGATCGCGTTCAGGACGCTCTCGGCTTTCCGGCGTGACTCGCGCTGGGCTTTGTCGCGCTCATGCGCCCAGGCTTCGGCCCTCGGCCAGCGCTTGCGATCCCACGCGACGGGGTCGATGAGCCTCGCCGCCCGCTCGATGATGGCCTCGCGATCAGTCATTTGACGGGCTCCAAAACAGAGACGTGGTGCGTGCAGTAGACGCCGCTGGCGTCGTCGAATTTGCACCACGCCACAGAGCCGTCGATGGCCTTCACCGTCGCCGTGCCAACGCCATTCTTGGCAACTCTCACCCTGTCCCCCACCTTGATCGGGCGGGGGATGAGGTGACCGGCGGAGAGCTGGGCGTCGGTCATGATGTTTCGAGTACGATCGCCGCCGACAACGACTGTGGTGCAGTCGTCGGCATCACTCTCCTCGACTACTCTTACCCGCAGTTCGATCTCGTCGCCAACCTTGAACTTGCTCATGCTGCTCTCCTCACATCCCGAGATAATCTGCGACCGCGCCAAGCGCGACCTGCAGCGCAGCCGCACCAGCCACGGATGCCTCGCGAGCATCGCGGCGCGCAAAGACGGAGCGGCCCATTTCTTCCAGAGGCAGTTCCTTGACCAGCCCCAGCCACAGCACCGTCCAGACGACGCCGCGGATGGCCTTCTCGGCGCGGCGCAGATCGAGGCGGGCGTCAGCGACGCGCTGCGACGCGAACATCGACGGGATTTTTCCCGCTCGCCCGCCGCCAGTCGCTCCCCAGTCGACACCAGCCGCAGCCGGATCGATCGCGGCGAGATGGGCCAGGGTGCGGAACCTGTCGCCCGCCTGAAACTCGCGCGTGCTGATCGTGCCAGCGCGGTACAGGCGATCGAGGGGCGCTTGGGTGATGCGCTGGACGCCCGCGGGCTCGTCCTGGGTCGGGGGAGTCGTTTCGAGCGCGTCGGGCCCGGCGCGCATGATGCGCTCGACGGTGGCGGTGCCGCGGCCGATGCGCTCGCGCTCGCTGACGACGCGGCGAATGTGGTCGGTCTCGGGGCGGGGCATTAGGCGCTCCTGCGAAGCATTTCGGGAATGGCCAGATCGTCGAATGGCGGGCCGGCAGTCGGTGGCGGCGCTAGCCACGACATCGGCACGAACGCGCCGAGGCCGGGAGCGTGCGCGCTGCCGGCGGCGAGCAACGGCTTGCCGCGCTTGGCCTGCGCTACCGCAGCGACGGCTGACCAGCGGGGATCGTCCTGCGTAAGCCATGCGGTGGGCTCGGAGGCTGGCTTTCCGGCTGCCGGTTTGCGGATTGCCGATTTGGCCGCCTTGGCTTCCTCGATCGCGGGGACGAAATAGCGCCAAGAGCCTATGGTTTCAGCGGATTTTGCCCTCGATCGGACCACCGGTAGGATGTCCTTGACCGGATCGTATCCGGCATCGATCAGCCCGAGGATTGGCGAGAAATCAGCGGTTTCCGGCGGCTGCCGGTCGCCGAGGGCATCCCGAAGCTCGACCTCGAAGCGGTCGCGATCTGCCCGCCCTTCCACAAACTGCTGCGCTGCTTCTGTCTCTGCTTCTGTCTCTGCTTCTGGGGGCGTTCCTGAAACGCTAGATGTAACGTTACGCTGGCGTTGTCTGTGACGGCGAACGCGATCGTTTGAAACGTCGCTTTTGAACTGGCGGGAACGCCAGTTGTGCGGACGAGAGCCCGTTTCGTCGTCGTCAATGAAACCAGCCAACCGAAGGGCTGCGATGGTTGCAGACGCCTGTTTCTCGGGCAGCCGCAGTGAGAACGCGATGTCGCCAACCGGCGGCAGGCAACCACCGTTGCGGGACGCCAAACACCAAAGGTTGATCAGCGCACGGAAATGGTCCAAAGGAAGTCGCTGGACCTTCGGATCGTCAACGAGGTCTTCGTAGAGGCGAAACCATCTGCTCACTGGACCCTATCTCCAAATCACCGGGAACAGTATGGCGAACTCGAGCCACGCCAATCCCGACATCTACAGCCGCGGCGCGGTTTTCCCCAGGTTCAGACCTGATACCGCAAGTCGCTCGTCAACCTTCTTGATCGCGTGCATCACGGTCGTATGGTCGAAGCCGCCAAGAAACCGTCCGATGTCGCCGAGGCTGGCATCCGTCTCTTTCGACAGACGCCACATGGCCTCCTGCCGAGCTTGCACCAGGGCTTTGTTCTTCCTGTGCGCCCGCAGGGCCCGCCACCCGAGAAAGCCGTGAGCCTTGGCGCATTCGTCAGCGATTTGCGCCATCGACTTGCTAGCGCCGAGCGCCATCGCCACGTTTTCGGCCACCCGCGCCGTGGCCAAGCCGCGCTCGTAGCCGCGAGCTTCGGCCTGGGCGATCTGCTCCGCAGCAGCCAAGCGGGCGCGCTCAAAGCCGCGGTTCTCCGCCTCGCGGATTGCCGCCGCGACAGCCGGTTCCCAATCGATGGACGCCTTCGCGACCGGCCGCGTGCGCGGATAGAACTTCGCCCGTATCTCCGCCGCGCGCCTGTCTGCCGGGCTGGGGACGTGTAAGGTCATGCTGCGGCACTCCAATCAATACGGTCAATCGTCGTCGGGCCTGTGTGAGCGGCGTCCCAGATGAACCACGCGAACGCCATGCCGCTGTTGGCCTTGCGGCCTTCCCATCCGGCGCGGTGCATCATTGGCAGCCGTCGAGAAAAAACGTGGATGCGCGAGAGTTTGCCGCCATCAAGGATCGGCGACCGCCGCGCGGACTCGTAGAACGCCAGCCGCACCAGCATCATCACGGACGGGCACAGTTTCAGGGCATGGGCGACGAACTGGCCGGCCAGCTTGAAAGGGGGGTTGGTGACGATCGCCTGGACACCAACCGGCGCGGCCTGTTCAAACAGAAAATCGCGCCGCGCTTCGTCCTGATCCGGCGAGGCGTAGTCGACTAGATCGGTGGCGTGGACGATGTGCCCGGCAGCCCTCAGAACGCGCACAATGGCGCCGGGGCCACAGGCCGGCTCCCAAACCACCGCGGGCACATGCTCAACGCGCAGCAAGGCGTCCACCGCCACGGCGGGAGTCTCGTAGAGATCGTCCTTTCGGTTCACGAGAAGGTCGCGCTTGTTGCCGGTACCTGATGCGAGGCCAGCCACTATGCCTCCCTCCGGTTATTGTTCGCGCCGACCGGAACCGATCCAGCGTCGCCATCGTTCGTTGGCAGGCTCTCAAGCGTTCGCGATCGGCCGACATGCGTTTCCGCCCGCAGCACGCCCCAGCCGGCAAGGATGGCGCGGGCTTCATCGGGCGTGCGGGCAACGGCGTAGGGCGCGCCGAGCGCAGCGCACGTCGCCTCGAATGCCCGCTGATCTGGCGATAGCCGGCCGTCCGCACGCTTCAGCTCAAGGTGATATGCTTGGCCGCCCTCGCTGATGATGACGAGATCAGCCACGCCCGGCAGGACGCCCTGCGCCTTCAGCCGGGCGCCCGTGCGTGGCGATCGATGCTCGCCGTTCGGAACCGCGTAGTGGATCACGCCAGGCCGCGCCGTGAGCCGCAAAAGCTGCACCACGAATTTATGTAGCTCAAACTCGCTCCCGGTATAGTCCAGCGATTCCTTGCGTCGTTTCCAGTACAGTTCGGAACGTGCCATCTTCGTCATGCGTCCTCCAGAAATCGCAGCCGCGGCAGGCTGACCGGCACTCGCGGTTGCTCGCCGCCGAAGCCCGACCATGCGCGGTCCGGCACGTATCGAGTCACGACATCAGCCCGCGCACCCGTGCCGGGCGCCCGCACGACGCGGTAAACGTGGGTGTTGCTTCCATAGGCCCGCTGCATCACTTCGATGTCGCCGCATGCCGCGAGATTGGTTATGGCGCGCTGGACGGTGCCGGAGGACGTGTCGACATCGGCCGCCAAATCCTCT